TTGGTTATTCTAATGAGAAAGCCAAAGAAGCCCTACGTATTCTTTCAGATGAACAAATCGCTTTGATAAAAGAAAAACTAGAAAAAGGCGGAGTGAAAAAACGATGATTAAAATAGAAGATATGGTAGAGGTGACACTTGACCAAAAGGATGATTTTTTGAAAGTGAGAGAGACACTTACTCGAATTGGTGTTGCATCTAAAAAAGAAAAAATACTCTATCAGTCTTGTCACATTCTACACAAGCAAGGTAAATATTATATTACACACTTTAAAGAACTCTTTTCTTTAGATGGTAAACCAACAGATATTACCGACAATGATCTTGCACGTAGAAATACGGTAGCTAATTTATTGGAAGATTGGGAACTTCTTAAAATTGTTAACAAAGAACAAACTAAAGAACCAACAGTATCTTTATCACAGGTGAAAATTATTTCACACAAAGAGAAGGCTGATTGGGAATTGATACCCAAATACAATATTGGTAAAAAACCTCAAGTCGTAGACAAATAATTCTATCTTCAGAATGTTTAATTGAAAATATGAAAAAAATTAATAATTTGGTGCATTATATTTGGGTCGGTGATAAAAAAGTTCCAGAAAAATTTATGGATAATTTTAATCGAACTAAACAAATGAATCCTGATTATGAATTTAAAATTTGGACAGACCTAGATTTCGAGTCTAATAAGTTTTATTCGGAGTCTAGTCTATTTCACAAATTACAATTAGCTAGATATACAACAATGAATAGATTTGGTGGATTATATTCCGACTTTGACATTCATTGGAAATTAAATTTTGATGAAGTCTATTCTTTATTTGATGATGCAGATATGATATTTCCCAAAAGAAATAGTTTACACTTCTATAATCGAGGTATGAAAACGGATTTAGTAGATGATTTTGTTATTATTAGTAAACCTAATTTAACAAACGAATTTTTAAAATATTGTGAGATACGTACAGAACGTAGAGATGATATAACAGAACCTTATAGTGTCTATGCTTTAACTGAGTGGTTATTAGGAAAAAATAATATTAAGTTTTTAACGCATAAGCAAATCGATACAGATGAATCTTGTACCGTAGCAATTCACGATAACAAAAAAACTTGGCAACTTGGATAAATAAAAGTATCTCACTCGGGATGGGAACATGGCGACAGTAACCATGTAAACAACTGTCACGATTTAGCCCACCTTAGGGCCGTTTGATGTCAACGGTAAAAAGGCGTCCGAGCAATTGAACTGCCTCTCGTTAGTAGGCGCTGGATAAAGTAACCAGCTGATATGCCTTCGGGGTATCATTTTTAATCAACTCGCTTTTAGGAGAAAACTATGACACATCTATCATTGCCATACGGCAAATCTTTGCTTCCTTCCACTGTTGGTTTCGACCGACTACTAAGTACCTTTGAAGAATTTGATAATCTTCTTGGACAAGGTGCTAAAATCCAAACTTATCCACCATATAATATCATTAAAGAAGATAATGAAAATTACACGATTGAGATTGCCGTCTCCGGCTTCAAACGTGATGAGATTGAAATCACTTCAGAAGGTGGAAAACTTCACGTAAATGGTGCTATCAAAACTGCCAGAACATCGGACAAATACCTACACCGTGGAATTGGTACAAGGGATTTTTCCCACAAATTTGTACTTTCTGATACGGTCGTTGTTAAAGATGCCGATATTGTTGATGGATTACTGGTTATCAATCTGGAAAATATTATTCCGGAAGAAAAGAAACCACGTAAGATTGAGATTGGTAGCAAAAAAACAACAGACCTGTTGCCATAATATGTGAGTAGTGTTAGAATCCTTGTAAATAACTTGGATTCTAACATGGAACTTCTTTTAACCCCTACAAGTATTTTTGCTATCGGTGCTTTTTTAGGAGCATTATTCGGACGCCTGCCAACTTTTACCGTGCTGGCTATTTGTTTTTTGTTTATGTTGATTAAACCATGAAACCTGTAACACAAAAATACATTACAATGCGTAATCGTCTTTCACCGACAGAGGTGTATTATACCTTTTCGCATTGGGATTTGAAACAGATTGATGGTGTAGATTTTATTCCTGTGACTAAATTTCCACCAACACAAACTCTGACACAACAACTTCATTACATGCGAAAAGACTCTTTGGAAAAAGTTAAAGGCTAATATGAATAAACATAGCCTTGACGTTGCAATGGTTTTGTGTTATAATTTAGCAATACTATCTGGTACTGCTTGTCTAGTCCAATTTTATGATTGGTCTGGTTGGTGGTTCCTCTTTGCATTGCTTTGTATGCTCTCTATTAAAACTAAAGAAGATTAAAATGAAATTTGCTCTTGCGTCAGATATTCACCTTGAGTTTGGTGGAATTGAACTTAACAACACCGAAGGTGCTGACGTATTGGTGCTGTCCGGTGATATTTGTGTTGCTAAACATTTAGTTTCTCCTGAATCTATACGTAATAGTAAAGATTGGATGAAATTCTTTGAACAATGTTCCAAAGAATTCAAAAATGTTATTTACATTATGGGTAATCACGAACATTATCATGGTGACATTTCCAAATCTTATGACCATCTACGTGGTGCATTGGCTCACTTACCAAATATTCATGTTATGGAAAAAGAATTTGTTTCTTTTAATGGTGTAACATTTATTTGCGGTACTCTTTGGACCGATATGAACAAAGAAGACCCACATACTTTGTATAGTATCAAAGGCTATATGAATGATTACCGCATCATTGAAGATTCGGATGCTTCTACTCATTATCGTGATGCTGATGGTAATTATCATACACGTACAGGTAAGTTTAGTCCTGAACGATCTGTTACTGAACACAAAGCAATGTTGAAATTGATTGATGATGTTTGTGCAGGATTACCTAATGAAAAAATCGTTGTTGTTGGTCATCATGCTCCATCTAAGTTATCGACTAAGCCTAAGTATCAGAACGATACGATGATGAATGGTGCATATAGTTCGGATTTATCCGAATTTATTTTGGATCGTCCAATGATTAAAGTGTGGACTCATGGTCACACACACGACAAGTTTGATTATATGATTGGCTCAACTCGTATTGTATGTAATCCACGTGGTTATGTAGATTATGAAGATTCTGCCGATAATTTTGAATTGCAGTATATTGAAGTTTAAAAATCTGGCGGTAGTTCAATGGATAGAACAGTAGCCTTCTAAGCTATCAATCCAGGTTCGATTCCTGGTCGCCGGACCAAATATTATGAAACAAAAATTTATTGATGCTTATATGAAAACGGCTGAGGTGTTTGCAGAACTATCCTCAGCACGTAGGCTTCATGTTGGTGCGATCATTGTAAAAGATGACCGCATCATCTCCATTGGCTATAACGGAATGCCCTCCGGTTGGGATAACAATTGTGAAGATGAATATCCAATCAGTCCATGGAAAGAAGAACATAAAAAAGAATTGAATGCAACATATACATTGAAAACAAAACCTGAGGTACTTCATGCTGAAACAAATGCAATTGCAAAGTTGGCGAAATCGACTGAAAGTGGTGCTAATGCTACACTATTCATTACTCATGCTCCTTGTTTGGACTGCGCCAAGTTGGTCTACCAGTCTGGTATTAATAATGTGTTTTATCGCAATAGTTACCGTTCTGATGACGGGATTAGATTCTTAGAGAAGGCTGGAGTTCAGGTAACTCAAGTTTAATTTCACATTATGAAATCTTTGAGCACCTAAATACCAGTAGTCACTGGAGCCAAAATGCAGGTCAATATCATTAATTGTCCAGATAAAGATTTCAAACCTTTTGTGAAAAGGGCTGTGGAATTCTATGCTCAAAATCTTATACCATCCAAGAGACTCAGAGACAACATACACCTCACTATCAAATTCAATCAGAAATTAAAAGTTTGGGCTTTCGCTTCAATAGAAGAATATAATGCTTCAAACAAAGCAAGAGAGTTTATGATTGAAATTCATCCGTGGCTTGGTGCCGCAGAGATATTTAAAACTCTTGCACATGAAATGGTTCACATCAAACAGTTTGCTTATGGTGAAACGAATGAAACTCTTTCCAAGTGGAAGGGCATTACAGTTGATTCCGATGCAATAGATTATTACCATCATCCATGGGAACTAGAAGCATACAGTCTCGAAACTGGATTATGGGCAAAGTTTGCGGTGAAAGAAGAATTATGGGATGTGTTTGAGGGTATTTCTAATCCCGATGCACCAATTGTGAAAGAAGATATAAAATGGAAATATGTGAATGACGAAGACAGCACTATTACTAACAGGTAATCCACGGTTCTCAATAGACTTTGATTCTCAGTTACAAAATTTAACTAAATCAGCAATTGATTTATACATTGTATTTTGGCGAAGACCTTTCGGTTGGGACCCAAAAATCTCCGAGAATTGGTGTGATCTAAAATCTGCCGGTCAAGTTAGAGATAAACTACAAGCACATCTACCACCTTGGTACAAAATCAAATTCATTGAGGTACTTGATCCTTCCGCAATCGAAGAAGCACCAAGAGAATACGAAGCATACAACAGTACACCAACAAATGTTTGGCAACAATACAAATGCCTTCAGTACTGTGACAAGTGGCGTAGAGAACTTGATGATTATGATTTAGTGATTCGTTCTCGTACAGACTTTGGTTTGTCAGAGCCGATTGATTTGAAGTTGGCACACAGATGTTTATTGGAATCACCAGGTACAATATACATACCCAACAATCAGCGTTATGGTTATGAACCAAACTTCAACGACCAATTTGCCATTGGATTACCGGTTGCAATGTCTATCTATGCAGATGCAGTAGATTATTTTGACCAGATGTATCATCAAGGTATTAAATACAATCCAGAATACTTGGTGCAAACACATCTTGCAAGCCATGGTATTACATGGCCACCAACTTCATTTGAAATTGTCCGTGATCCAGCACATTGGGTTCCAATTGAACACGGTAAGT